ATCGTATTGACCAAAATTCATAGAGGTTCCAGTTGCTGTGGTTGATGCAACGTTAGCTGGTCCTACCATAACTGCGTCTCCATCTCTCATAGCATTTCCAGAGATTTTAATCAATGGGACGTATTCATCTGAACCATCTGCAGTGGTAGCGATTGCTACTTGTTTAATTGCGCTTACACCTTGTGGTACGTTAAAACTAGATGATACAGATGCACCTGCTAGATTATCCAATGCTTGGAATGATGTGGTTGCGCTTAGCTGACTTTCTGAACGGGATATTACTATTGCCATATTTATTATTTCCTTATAGTTTAACTCTTATTGGGCCGAGTTTAGCCACTTGTAAAGCTCCAAATCCTTTTGTAAATACACGGGCCACTGCGGCAGCTCCAATTGTACCTATAATTTTCTGTTTGTTTGCTAATACTGTCCTTGACATATTATTAATGCCTTCTGATAATTTACCATCTAGTGCCATTTGTACTGATTCTGCAAATCCTGTGGATTGTGCTAATGATAATGCTGTACCGGCTTCTATTGCGCTAACGTTAAAACTTCTTTTTGCTCTTCTTCGCGGAGCTTTTCGACGTGGTGCCATACAATTACTCATTTCTGAGTAGCATATAAAGATTTATATGGAATGTTATCAAATGTAGATTATATGGGCGATAAGAAATTATCTTTTGGAGTGGAACCCACCATGCGTGAGGTACCACCGGGCCAGTCTGCCACATTTAATGTAGGCAAAGTCGAAGAATGGACAGTAGTAGAAACTGAATGGGGAATGAAGTATTCTTTTCCTATAACCCTTCTATCACACCCTTCTTACGATTCCATTTCTAAATCAGGAATGAATATGAAGTGGCAAAGCAAAAGCCAGTCTGCTGAGGGTTTGTTTTTTTGGATGTATAATGATATCAATGACGACGATGAATACATAATGAAAGTCTTTGATGTAGATATGTCTAAAGAATTAAATTCTAAAATGGTTTTGCATAGACACGATAGTGGTCAATACTTATTGGAGATAACAGGTTGAGCATATTCGGTTGTAGAAACTATAGTGGGCCTGATGATGAAATATGTAGCGAATCACACACATGTAATCATTGCCAAAAAATGGAAGCACTAGAAGAATTAGCAGATACGCAACGGAGGTTAATTGAATTATTAAAAGAATCAAATATATTTTAATTGACTTTACTTTACAGTCCTTTTTAGTTCAACACTAGATAAGGATTAAGAAAGTAAAAAGGTAAGGAAAGGTACTCTAGGGCGACTTAGAATACCTTTCCAAGCCTTTAAACGAGTTATAATGGGGTATTTAACCCTACTTCAACCCTAACCCTTTACTTGTTTTGGGGTTGTTTGACTCTTGTTTGGGGCTTGTTTGAGTGTTGATTTGCCCTAAAACCCCCCCTAAACCAGCTTTATTAGCGGCATACTCAACTAACATTGAAGTCCAATCTCCGTCTTTTGCTGCTTTTCTAATTCCATTCATTGGGTCTAATTCTTTTGCTTTTTTTGTCATTTGTCCAACAGAACCAAAAAAAGAAGATTGAAAGTCTAAAAGTTTATCATGCATTCTATTTTCTATTTCTTCTATTACTGCCTGTAAAGCTTCGACTAATATGTCGTCACTTTCTTCGGATTGAACCCATGTGGTCCATTTTTGCCGTGATAATTCGGCAATGTGTCTAGATAAAAAGGCATAAAATATTGTCCAAATTATCGCATAAGCTAACAGTGTTGCTGTATCTATTTCCATAAAAGACAATTGGGGGCTATGTAAAAAAACAATCTAGGAAAAAGCTATATGAGACAAAGCCCCGGCAATCTTAAACGCCAAATTTCTTAAAATCAAAATCATTATCTTTTGTTAAACTAACTAACCAAGGAAATGTAGTACCAGGATCTTCTAAAATTTTTCTAAGAGTATCAGCTTGTTCATCACTTAACTCTCTTTTAATCCCTAATAGAGCAGATAACTGTGGGAAACCAGTTGCAAAAGATTGGACAATATCTAAACTAGGAAACTTAACACCTTTGTACAATGCATAAACAACAATTACTCCAACAGTCAACACTGCGATACCTGCACTGCCTGAACCTGCTAAAGTTTTGAGTATTTCTTTATTGTTAAAATTATCTAATGCTTCCTGTTGTTGTTTACTTAATTTTTCTAATTTAAATCCTTCGGGTACTAGAGCAAAAGGCATTATAATCCGAAGAAGGTTCCGTCATCTCTCTGTTTTGGCCTTTCTGTTGTTGTTGGAATAAGTGGATTACTATCTGGTTCATCAATAACTTTATCTTGTAAACTTCTTATTGCTAATAATGCTATAGGAATAGTTATCAAAGTCCTTAATTTGCTCATATTACCCCAGTTTGCCTAATTGTAAGGTATGCCACAAGTATTCTAATTGCGAGTTGCTCAACGGTTCTTGTATCGTTAAGCCATTTTGGGAATTCGACATGGTATATTTTAGTACTCATTTTAATTGCATTCTTTTAATGTTTGATAAAAGATTATTAGCTTTTGCTAATGAAATCTTTGCAAAACTATCTGAACCATAACCTACTTTATCAATAAAAAGGTCATAGATGGCGTCATGCATAATTTTAACCTTACGTTTTACCTGTGCTTTAGTTAATTTCTTTTTTGGCATTAGTAAACCCTACCTGTTAACATAGCTGCACATGTTCTCGTTGTGTTTGCTGAGGTACACGTAATTTCTACTCTTGTATTTGCACCGATAATAAGTTCTATTTCTTCATACGGTGTTGTTGCTGTAGCACTTGTAATATGGATCCTGGTTATTAGTTCACCATTTATTTTTACATCAAATTGAGTATCATCGCTAGTATTAGAAATAAACGCAGGTTGAAATTTAGCTACAATATAATTATTACCTGTTACAAAATCTATTAGCGTTGTTTCACTGGTAGGGACATCTACTGGGCCTGAATATGCATAAACGTGATTGCCTACATAATTTAGTATGCTGCCTATTCCTGTTGGATTACTTCCGCCTACTGGGTTTCCCCCGCCTAACATAAGTAGTACCAGGATCTCCTAAGCGAATGTAACGGTAACTGCTGCTGATATTGTTGCTGCGTCAGTAACGGCGATGCTTAACTCGACACTGTTTCCAGATTGTACGGCTAAATCTGTATCGTATTGACCAAAATTCATAGAGGTTCCAGTTGCTGTGGTTGATGCAACGTTAGCTGGTCCTACCATAACTGCGTCTCCATCTCTCATAGCATTTCCAGAGATTTTAATCAATGGGACGTA